CATATAAAAAATCAGATCATAGAAAGCTAGCAGAGGGTGCGTTAAAAGCTGGACTTACAGTAGGAGGAGCAGCAGTAGGTGTAGGTGTAGTAAGAACTGCAGTACCACCTATTTTAAAGTATGGTGGTAAAGCTATAGTAGGTGCAGGTAAACTTGCATATCAAGCTGGATCAACAGGTTTAGGTATTACTAAAGTACCTGGTATAATTAAATCAATTCCAGGGGCAGCTAGATCAGCTGGTAGTGCTATTAAAAATCTACCAAGCAATGTAACATCAAGAGCAAATAATGTAATAAAGGGATTGCAACCGAACTTAGGTAACATAGGTAAAGGAATGGATTTAAATATATCTGGACCTAAAACATTATCAAGAACAGCATCATTACCTACAAAGAGTGTTACGTTTGCTACATCTCCTTATAACTCACCTAAAATTGTAACAGATACACAGAGTACTGGTAGAAGAACTGCAGCAATTAAAAAGAAATTTAAGTCTAATTTACCTGTAGATGTAAAACCTTCACAACTTCCTAGCACAAGAGGACCTAGTACTTTTATACAAACTGGTAGTACTGCGAAAAATCCTACATCAGGTCTAATGGAACCTATAGTAAAAGAAGTTAAAGGACCTAAAGTAAGTAGAGGTTCTGTTTCTAATGTAAAAAATGCTAGTAATGTAACAAATACTAGTCGTTCTAGTAATAGAAAAATACAAGGTATAGCAAATAAAGCTGAAAAAGCATTAAGTTCTAAAGCTCAAAGAGGTGCTAGCAATAAAGTACTTAAACAAACCGCACTTAAAGCAGGAAAAGATATAGCTGCACAGCAACAAAAGACTGTTGTTAAACAAGGTCTTAGATATGGAGCAAAGAAAGCAGCTAAAAGAGTTGCTGCTAGTAGTTTAGCATTAATACCAGGAGTAGGAATACCTTTAGCTGCAGCAGCAAATGCAGCACTAACAGCCAATGACATATATACAGTTGGTAAAGCAGTCAAACGAAGAACATCATAAGATAACCGAAATAGGAGAGTAAATGGCTAAGGAAGTAAAAGTCAATTTGAAAGAACAGGCTACCAGTCAAATGGAAGCTATGGTAGAGCAACACAATGGTTTAGTTACTGAAATACAAGAAGCTAACGGACGATTAACTGAAATTAAAAATATGATTATAGAGCATCAAGGATATATGAAAGGCCTAGAAGCATGCGAAGAATCATGTGAGGAGAAAAAATAATGGGACCAATATTAGGTAAGATACTTGCAAAGCTTGGTACTGAGAAACTGTTAAAAGCTATCGTATTACATTTAGGGGAAGCACTAGTTGCTAGATCTTCTAATAAATTAGATGATAAGTTATTTGCAGAAATTAAAAAAGCTTTAGCATAATAGTTAATTAATAATAGGAGGTTTCGTTGAAACTAGAAAAACGTGGTATAGTAATACCTGATCAGCATTATCCATTAGAAGATAGAGCTGCAGTAGAGTGTGTTAAAAAAGCAATCTTGAAAATTAAACCTGATGTATTTGTAAACTTAGGTGATGTTGGAGAGTGGGAGTCTGTATCTGCTTGGAGATATAAAGACAAGAAGTTACCACCTTTAGAGTTTCAACTTCCTATTGTAAATGAAGATATAAGATTAGTAAATGAAGGACTGGATGAGTGGGATGAGTTATTGGAAAAAGTTGGATGTAAAGAAAAGTATTTACTTCAAGGTAACCACGATCTCTGGTTGGATAATTTTGCTAACAAGTATCCTTATCTTAGTGATTACAGCTTTTTTAAAGCATGTAAAATCAAAGAAAGAGGATATACTTACACAGAATACAACCTACCTATCCAAGTAGGTAAGTTGGTATTCTTTCATGGTGCGTTTGCAACAACATATCATGCAAAAAAACATTTAGAAACGTATGGAGAAAATGTAATGTATGGACACGTACATGACATACAGCGTCATACTATGACAAAGCTTAATAGTAATATAGGTGCTTGGTCTATGGGGTGTTTAAAAGATATGTCACACGAAAGCAACAAGTGGTTAAAGGGTAGATTACATAACTGGGGTCACGCTTTTGCTATAGTTGATTGGTATGACAATGGAGAATTTAAAGTAGAGACAGTGGAAATTACAGATGGTAAAACTTCTGTATGGGGAGAAATTATAGATGGGAATATATAACACATCAACAGGGCAAGGACAAGAGTTCCGAGGTACTTCTATTAATGATAGTAGAAGAAAGTATAATTTAAAAACTAAATCAAATAAAAAGGTAAAGCTTATTGATATGAATGAAGTTACCAGAGGTAATGTAATTTGTAATAAGCTAAAAAAAGCTTGTGCCAAAGTTAACTAAACATATAAATAACTTTAGCGGTGGTTTAAATAATAATACTAATTCTAAGGATTTGAATGATAATGAATTTCAAATATTAGATCAATTATCAAATGAAGTTCCAGGTAAGATTATAATGAATGGATCTACTGAAGGTGAAAACATAGGTTCAAATGCAATATCAGATATAGATGATTTGAATTTTGGTAATGGTTTATTATATACAAACCTAGACAGAAACTTAGGAGCTGCTCAAACAATTAACGAAACAGAGTATTTTTTTATTAATGATACTACTGATAGTATTGTGCGTATCTATGACATTACAACACCTGCCGTTGAATCTAATACCATTAATTATGGTGCTACTTCAAGTAAGATTGATATGTATACTATAGATGGGCAGACAAGAGTTATTCCTCATTATGGAGCATCAGATAATAAAGCTAAAGTATTTGGATATTATAATTTTAATAGAAAGCTAGGTGCATCATCTACAACTCAGGAAATTAACACTCAAGTTGCAACTGCATATAGAGATGAAGATTTATATTTATCTCCTATACAAAGAAGTGGTGCTTATAATTACGACAAAGATGCATTAAACTCTAAACAAGATTTCTTTAACCCTACACAAGAGTCTGAGTTGTTCATGTGGGACATACAAAATGCTACCTTTGGATCAGGAGATACTAGAAAATTAGCTTTAACTGCACCAACAGTAGAAGATATATTAGATAATTATGGTAGTGGTACTAATTATGCAGTTGGAAAACAAGGATCTATGGCTATCTTTGCTTATACTAGAAACGATGACTTAGATGATTCAAATGGTAATATTACATTTTATGCAAACAAAAGATATGGTATTTGGGCTACAAAAGTATATGCTAATTATGATAATGATTCTAATAAAAGCGAATCTCATCCAGTTTATTTAGGAGAGATATATCAAAAAACAAGAACTGCAGATAAAGTACAACCTTTACAACTTGCTTTAATAGGTAGGATGGGAGATAGATCTCCTAGATATGCAGGCTTTAAACTTTACTATGCTTTAATGGATAATTGGTTTACTTCAAATAATATAGACACAGCAAGCAGTATAGGGGTTAAGTATTTATTAGCAGAGGTAGACTTTGAAAAAGGTATAAGATTCGGTGGAAGCACTTCTTACACAGCTTTTGGCACAGATATATTTGACAGTCAAGAACAATTTATATATCCTGCTAATGCATATAGTAATATATCTGGTGACAATATTTTAGCAGGAGGTACGGTAGCTAATCTTTCTATTAAAGAACCTTTACTGCAAGAAAAAGGTAGTGTTATAGGAGATTTTAATACAGGATTTAAAACTTCTACTGTTATAAATAGAAGAGTATATGCTGGTAATATACAGTATAAAGATAGTAAAAATAATTTAGTTACTAAATCTGATAGAGTATTAAAGTCACTACCAAATAAATTTGATTTCTTTCCAGAGGATTCTTTTATAGATGTAGAAGTAGAAGATGGTGATAGTGTAATAAAGCTAGAATCTATAGGTAATAAATTATTACAATTTAAAAGAAATAAATTATTTGTTATAAACGTTTCACGTGACATAGAGTTTTTAGAAGCTACCGTAGATTATAAAGGGGTAGAAAAAGATTACCATGTAGTTAAGGGTGAAGGTTTTGTAGCTTGGTTTAATACTTACGGTGCTTATTTATATGATGGAGAAAGAATTAATGAACTCACTATAGGTGAAGACGGTCAACCCAAACTAGCTAATTGGTCTACTACATACTATCACGATGACAATATTATAGGTTACCTACCTATAAGTAAAGAATTAATTATTCTTAAAAAGGGTGGTAACTCATTGTATTATGATTTGAAATCTGAATCATGGAGAACTGATGGTGTTAAATTTAGTAATGATGTAACTAATTTTGTTAATGATAGTAGTGGTCAATTAAAATGGTTTCATAAACTTCCAGGACTTAATAGTAATCCAGCTCAAATCAATAGGGTTAAATGGAATCCTGCGGAGTCATCAATTACTGGTAGCTCTACAATATTTAAAACAAAATTATACGATATGGATACGCCTAATACTTCTAAAAATTTTAATACTATTTATATAAATTATAAAGGTGGAACTAGTGGAGCTAACGTTACTATGAAAGGTTTTGGAACTAGAAAAGACAATACAGATCTAAGTGTAACTACTATAGGTGCATTAGAAAGCACAGGAGGTACCTTTAAAACGGCTAAATTGCCCCTTCCTAGCAGTTTTAAGAACTTACTTAGCATGGGTATCCAGTTAGACGTAACTAATAGCGTAAACACTGGATTTGAAATTAATGATATTCAGATAGTTTATAGGACAAAGGTAAACAATTAATGTATAAAAGAAAAAAAAGTTTATTAGGTTCTATAAATTCTATGATAGATGACAGTAAAAAAATAGAAGAAGTAAAGCAACAATATGAAACACCTATCAAAACATCTGAACCTATACCTACTAATGATAAAGGTACTGACGGTGATAGAAAGGTAGTAAAAGAATCTGATGGAGAATATTTATATATAAAAAGTAGTGGAAGATGGATGAAGCTACAACTACAGGAGGTAGAATAATGGCAACAGAAGCACAAAATATTATGCAAGGCTTTAGAGCAGCCGATGAAAAAGAAAGAGTTAAAGATGAAAATCGTTTATTATTTGGTGGAGATAATTATGTAGGTGGGGTTGCTGGTTTTATTACAGATGCTGCAGCGGGAATGTATGCTGCTACAACAGCAATGAACTCTGTAGAAACAATTAAAAACATTACAGACCCTAGAGATTTTAAAGAAATGACTGCTGATGCTATGAAAGAACTATCAATAGATCCTAGCTTTATGAGTAAGTTTAAAGAAGATTTATTAGCGAGCTATAGAGATGCTGTACGTTTACATAGCGATAGAATTAGAACAGATATTGGAACTATAAAATTAAACATGCAAAAGAAATCTTAAAATGATTATACCTGGAGACATATCATTTAGACAAAAACTATATGATCATATTAAATTGCGTGAAGGTTATAAAAACGTAGTGTACTTAGACACACTAGGAAAACCTACTGGTGGTATAGGTCACTTACTAAGTTCTTCTGAACGTAAAACATTTCCTTTAGGTTGTATAATAAAAGAAAGTATTATAAAAGAGTGGTATGATAAAGACATACAAAAATCTTTAGATGCATGTAATGAACAGTGTAAAATATTAAANGTGTTTNATACTGAATTTAAAATTGCTTTNACATCTGTAAACTTTCAACTTGGTACTAANTGGTATAGAAAGTTTCCATCAGCTTGGAAAGCTTTGTGTCATAAAGATTATGANAAAGCTATGGATGAAGTTTTATATGCCAACAAAGAAGAAAAAAGATATTCTAAATGGTATAAACAAACACCTGTAAGAGTAAAAGATTTTATAACAGCAATAGAAAATATTAAGGAGAGTATTTAATGATTCAAGATAAAATAAAAAAAAGAACTGAAACTGACCCTATGTTAGAAGGCACTAATCAGCCTGGTGAATTAGCAGATACTCCTGATTTTCCAGCTGGTGTACAAGACCCTGCTTTATTTGAGCAAGGAGTAGATCAACCTGGAGAGCTAGAAAATACTCCAGTAGAACCTAATGAACAATTTTTAAAAGATATAAAGAAGCAAGTCTCACAAGAAACTGCAACAAGATTTGTATTGTTAGATGTTTTAGATGACTTGGGGTTAGAGTTTAATTCATTTGAAAAGGAGCGTAAGTAATGGCGGGAGGAAAGCTTGGAAGTAGTTTTGGTAACTTTGGTGGAGGTGCTGTAAGTAATTCTTATAGCGATAGCAGTACTGGTTTTAATACTGCTGCTACCGATAATACTAATTTACAATTTAGAAATATGTCAACACCTAACTTTTCAGCAATGGCTGCTCAACCTCCATCTGGAGGTGGTGGATTTATGTCAGCATTAGGAGGCATAGGTGGTGCATTAGCTGCAGCTAACCCAGTTATAGGAGCTGTAGGTGCTATAGCAGGATTCTTTACTAGCATGAGTGCTAGAAGAAGAGCAAGAAGGCAAGCAAGAGCACAGAAAAGAAGAGCAATAAAATCAGAAGATTTATTAATGGGTGCTGCAAGAAACGTTGTAAGTGATATTAAACAACAGGATTTGTTTACTGGTAGAGCATTTGATATAGCTCAGCAAAGAGGTGTTCGTGGTTACACTGGTAGCCTGCGTGAAGGTAATATACAATTAGGAGCAACTAATTTAGCTGGTTCAGGTTCTGGTTCAAGACAGATACAACAAATGAATCAAGAGTTTAGCAGTGCTCAAGATGCTGCAACACTAGGTTTAGAGTCTGATAGATATCAATTAGATCAACAAAAAGAATCTAGAATAAGAGATATACAAGGCAATTTACTTGAGTTGTCTGCATACAGTGGTAGAAATATGAACGTTTTAGACATGATGGAGGATTAAGATGGCGTATTCAGAAGATACAGTATCTGCATTAGCTGAGTTAGCAAGAGCAACTGGTGCATTAAAAGAAAGCACGGGTAAAGAAAAAGATGATGCTAGGCAATTAGCTATGGGTCTAATACAAGCACAGACAGTTGCACAAATGCAAACACATAGTGCTATTGAGCAAGCAAGATTCGAGCAAAATCAAGAGTATACTAAAGAAGCTATGGTTTCATATACAGAAATATTAAATAAAAGAGTTCTGTTGGAAGGTTTAGAAACTAAAAATATAGATGCATACAATGAAGCTATAAAGGGACTGACTGCAGAAGAGATTGAAGAAAAAGAAGGTTTGTTAGGTGGTAGTGGAAATTTTTTTGGTCTTGGTAAATCTAGGGCAATAAGAAAAGATTTTAAAGATATGGTTAATGAAAACGATAAAATGTTAACAGATAGTTTATCATCTTTTACTGGCATAATAGCTAAGAAAAAAATATTAGGACCAGATTCTCCTATAATAGATAGTACTAAAAATGAACTACTATCATTAAGAGCAGGAATTTTAAATGCAAAAACAGCAGTTGAAACTGCTGGCTTGTTTGATCCTAGTGAAAGAGAAGGTCCTTATGGTAAACCAGCTAGTGCTATAATTGATGTTTTTAGTGATGGAGAAGTAGATTTATTAAAAAGAGCTGATGAACAAATAGAAGATATAGACACATTAATAGCACTGCTAGACTAAATGAAGTTTAATAACCCTACTTTAAAACAGTTAGATAGCTTAGTACGTCAAAAACAAATTGAGCCACAAGAATATTTCAATCGTTTGGAATTAGCTTATCGTACTAGCCCTACTTCTTTTACAGAAGAAGAGGTTGACTATATAGAAAAGCAGTTTAAAAAAGTNGATATTAAATTTAATAGAGACATGGAAGCTGCNGATGCTAACCTATTAAGTACAATGAATCAATTTACTAGTGGTTTAGTAGAAGGTTTTACTACTCTAGGGTGGGCAGAAGAACCTGACACTACTGCTGAATCTATTGCAAACAAACTTGGACACTTAATAGGTTTTGCTCCTGACGTTGTAGCCTCATTCTTTTCTATGGGTCGTTACATTCCTATTGCTGCAGCTAAAAGAGCTGCTATTACTGGTACTAGTGTTACTAGAGCTGGTTTAAGTGCAGCTGCTGACAAAGCTCCTGGATTTTTACGTAAAGAAATAGGTCCTAAAACATTTACATTACAATCAATACCTATGAAAGTATCTGATTATGTAGTAGAACAATCTAAATCTTACTTAGGTAGTTCAAGTCTAGTGGCAGGTGGGTATTTATCTAAAGGTATATTTGCAAATAAAAAGTTTAGAAACATAGGTGAACAAGGTATACATCTAGGTGTAGCATTAGGAGTATCAGCATGGAAAGATGGTCCAAAGGGTATGATGGATTCTGCTATGCATGGTGCTGCTGCTGGTGCATTGTTTGGTACTATAGGTAATTATGTTAACGTTGGTAAGATGTTACAAAATCCTAAGACAAGAAAGTATGCAGAAAATAGAATTAAAGATGTAGCTGCTGAAGTATCTAAAGATGCAGCAAAGCTTGAAGGTTTAAACATGATGATTAAAGGTACCTTAGGTTCTGTAGCACAAGGTAGTATGTCTACAGCACAAGGATTACCTGTACCTGAACAAGTGTATGAATATTTATTAGGTGCATTCTTTGGTGCTACTGCACGTTCAGCTGGCTTTGGAGATAGAACTAAGTTTATTATGAAGAATGATTACAAGAATTATAAACTTGGTATGACAGAAAAAGAAGCTATTGAAGTAGCTAGAAAAGATCCAGACTTCCAAGCATTAGAAAAAAGTGATCAGCAATATGTAGAAACTTATATAGCTAAAGTAGTAGCACAAAAATTTAATGCCCATGCTCCGATTATGTCTAACCTACAACAAATACCAGAGATAGATGCTGCTATAAAAAAACTAGGAATAAATCCTGACACTATTACACAACCAGAATTTGAAAGAGTATTTAAACAAGTACAACAAGATAGATCTACTGCATCATTACCAGGTGTTGAGAGTATAGAAATAAATAGACCTGTTCCTACAGAGCAACCTTTAAGTAATATAGTTGAAAAAAGATCTAAAGATAGTTTAGCTAATCAAGTTCTTTCTAATAAGATAGATGTAGAGTTGTCTGAAATGATTGAGATGACAGGTCAAAGAGATTTAAATGAACCTAAACATGTTATAAAAAATAGAGATTTAGAGTTAATAGCTAATGATATTAGAGGAGAAAACATAGGTAAAGGTGTAGATGAAATAAATGTTACCCTAACTAAGTTAGCAAAAGAAAATAATTATGATGTAAACAAAGTAATTTCTGCTATTAGAAGTACATTTAAATTACCTACTAATTATTTTTCTGAAGCTGGTGGTAATAGAAATAGATTAGGTAGTTATTTAAAACTTAAAAAATATTTTGATAAAAAAACTGACTATGAAATAGATTTATCTGGAGACATTATAGATATAAGAGAAATACCAGGGCAAGATATTAATGGTGAAGTATTAGGTGGTGACAGGCCAGCTAATAAATACAATAAAACATTTCCAGGTGACCCTGTAAAAGCTAGGTTAGTACTTAGAAAAGCTTTTATTAAAAGCGGTACAACAAATGTAGGTCCTGAAAGAACTCCTATAGATACATTTAAAAGAACTTCTGGTGGGCCATTAGACTATGTTAATCCAGGTAAAAAATTAAAGAACAGTCCCACTGAACCAATAGCAGACAACTTTACACCAGCAGTGCAAGCAAAATTAGAAAAAGCTTTGAATGAAAAAGGTTTATATATTTATGGTGGTAGTAAAGACAATGGTACTTTGTTGTTACATAGATATCCTGTTACAGATATAGTAGGTAAGAACTTTTTTCCTAAGACTATGCGAGATTTATTTTTTAAAGACTTGCTAACAAATACAGGCGTAAATATTAAAGTAAGGGATAAAAAAACATTTTCTAATATATATTATTTAATGGTTGAGTCTGGATTATTAGATCCTTCTTTACAGTTTACGCAAAAAGCTTCTAGTGATAGACTGGTTAATGCAGTTAAACAATACTTAAAAGAACCTTTGTATGCAAATCTACAAAAATTTAATAAGTATTCTAATTTAGCACAGGGTGCAGATATACCTTTAGAGAATGTAGACTTTACAAATACTTTATCTAAACAAAACGGTCAATTTAATATGGTTATGGTAAAAGATTTTACAGACCCTATGTTTAACAACTCTCCATCTGGTACTGATGCAGCTGTAATAGCTAGAAAAAA